TTTTGACCGTCATTTGCATCGGGTTCAAAATCTGCATCGAAGTAGCAAGTCCCTGATTCCTTGCGGATCGGTCAATGAGCGCGTAAAAATTGCCAAAGGTGAGCAGGTGAAGGACGGCGGTTTGAAAGAAGTTGTACCTGGTGATATTTTCGGAAGGTCGCAGGTTGAGCAGCCGCGTAATGGCATGTTCTCGGCGCTTCTTTACGCTGTCATCACTGTTTATTTTGAAAACAGAAATTGGAAGGGAGGCGATTACGCCGGATAGGATTGTAATTGCCCGGAAAAAGGAAGTGACCGCCAAAGACGTTTGTTCGTCTACCGGAAACTGGCTATTTCCTGATCCCAAAGCGCCCAAAGTTTCGGAACTAAGCGGATTCGCGGGATTTTCCAATGGGTTTCCCTTTTCCGCATTTGCTGCTGAATTGGAGAAAATACCCATAAATCTTTGGAAAAAACTTGCCATCCCTTGCGGTTTGATGGCAAAAGTAGGCGGGTAGGGGTGTCACTTTGGGTGTGATTATGTGGTAAGGGCAAAAAGTAAGGGTAAAAGTAAGGGGCTTACCGTAGGTTTATTCGTCATTATTTTCAAGCGGATAATCAATAATCCTGATCATCTGCCCAGATTGGTGAAATTTATACCTTGCTGTATGAAACGAATGCACGTTGCAATATTTTGGCGGCAACCCCAATTCCTGCCGTTCTCGTTCGACTTTCTCCCATGCTTCCCGATACGTCACTTGTTCAGTCGCTGAAATTGCGGAAACCAATCCGAAATAGGTTTCTGGTTGCTCCAATACCTTTACCATCTGTGCGAATTTTTCTTTTTCCGTTCCCATAATCGAGTATCTTTGTAACTCATTAGTTGTGGGACAACTAAGTACGCATATCCTTTGCCTGAGCGCGCCCGCGTTCGGGCTTTTTTATAGCGTTCTGAATCCTTCTTCCCTTTCCTGCGTCGTGTAAATGCTCTGATCGTTTGCCCGTAGCCATCGAAAATACATTGCAAAACACATTCCCAGCACCACCAACCCGTCTATTTTTTCCCGGCTTTTGCGCTTTGAGAACTTTTTCAGCCCGTTGTTATCCACATCCACGACCACGTTTCCCATATTCCAACGCAAAACCGGGTTCCCTTGATGGTTCAACCGGCCCGCGCTGACCAAATTTTCAATCATCACAATTGGTTCATTGAAGTTTCCGGGCGTCTGCCTGATTTCCGACATATCAAAACCGTAGTCCTGCAAAGATACGGCAAGTTGGGTAGATTGCCAGGGGTCATAGCCGATGCCATCCACCTGCAAAACCTTTCCAAAATTCAATATTTCTTCGAATATCCGTTCGTGGTCGGTCACGTTTCCGGCGGTCGTTTGAATGATTCCTTCGCGCTCCCAATCCATGTATGGAACCTGGTCCCGCCTGACCCTTTCTTCGATATTGTCTTCAGGGATGAAAAAGCGCGGCAAAAAGATGAATGGTTCTTCTGTTTTTGGCCGGGGCACAATCAGGGCACCGCAAACGGTTAAATCTCGGTTGTTGGAAAGGTCAATTGCGCAAAATGCTTGCCGTCCTGCAAAGTCTTCGATTTTGGCCGGCACTTGGTTTTGCATCCAAAGATCATCAGGCAACCAAACTTCCGATTGCCGTACCCACCAATTAAGGTTTTTGGTTTTGAAGTTGGTTTCTACGCTTCCGCCGTCTCTTTTGGCGTCCCTGTATTCTTCCATTAGCCCTTCATGCGTAGGCGTATGTGGGTAGGACGGGTTTGCCTTTCCCCACATCTTTGGGTTTTCCCATTCTTTTTCGGGATCGTCTAATGAGTAGATAAGCGCAAACGTACTATCCCCTTTGCTTTGACCCGACAATAACCTTTCGCATGAATCGCGCATCTTTTTGCACGGCCCGTTGATATTAAACCCCGCCGTTGTAATTACAACCGTCAAGGGTTGCAACCGATTCACTGTTCCGGATTTTATGTTTTCCAATATCTTCCGGTCGGGGGCTTCGTGGAATTCATCAATTATGCTGATATGCGGCTTTATCCCATCCTGCGTTTTACTATCCCCACCTAAAGGCGAAAAGAAAGATCCGTTCGATTTGTTTTTCAGCGACCGGGTATTAATCGAATCGTACACCTTCAACACGTCGGCAAAGTCTTCATCTTCCAGTGCCAGGTATTTGGCCATCACTTTGGCCGCCTCCCATGTGATTGCCGCCTGAGCGTACTTGTTTGCCCCAACAAAACACTCCGCCCCGGGTTCGCCGTCGAAGTATGTGCCAATCAAACCAATTGCCGCCGCGAATTCAGATTTTCCGTTCTTTTTGGCGATCTCGATGTATGCGGTCCGGACCACCCGAAGCCCTGTCTTTTTCCACTTAAAACCGAAAAGCCCCGCGATTGCGAAGGCTTGCCAGTCGAGTAAATTGAACCGCTTCCCCTGAAAATGTCCGCTGGTATGACGTAGCGACTGAATGATCATCGTCACTATGTCCACCGCCGTTTCATCGAAATAGATGTCTTTGCGGTTGCGCATCTTTTCAAACCGCGCAACCGCCAGCTTTTCCAGTTTCCCGGCGATGCGCTTGCCGGATTGGACATTTTTTATGTAGCGCTGGTATTGCTTCATTTACTGGTTAGGGAAAAGGCGGTTTGTGAGTTCGCGGATTTCTTCGGCTTCTGCCTTCCTGCCTTCTGCCAGTTCTTGCGCTTGCATCACCCGAAGGATTATCAATAGCTTTGATTGGTAGAAATCATAATACCATCCGGGTTGTTGTGTTTTTTCAATAAGGAAATACAAAACCCCTCTTTGTGCCGCCTTCTGCATTACAACAGATTCGGCAAAAAGCAACCCAATATTCACTCTTATGCTATCCTCCACCGAAAAAACAACGTCATCCTCAACGCAAAAGGAAAGTTTGCAGGTTTTGTAGGAATTGAAAGTTGACGCCCACCCTTCGATCTTTGAAGGCGTTGCAATGCGGGGTTCCGGGAATGTGTCCCAAAAAATAGAATTGTCTTGCTGTGCGGAAATGGTTGTCGCAACCAACATCGCCAGGAATGGAAATAGTTTTTTCATTTTGCTTGTTTCATTTTTTCAATCTTCTCAAATATTGACAGCCGTTTTGCGTCCGGCTTTTCTTCCCGCTTTTGTTCCAGTACCTTCACTAATGCCGCTGTTTTGCTTTTGCCGGCCACTGCTTCAGCAAGCGCCCGGAGCGCCATTGGCTGTTTCGTGTCTTCCTGTAATGCGTTCAATTCTGCCTCCGACATCCCTAACAAAATCTCGTACGCCTGAATGACGACTTCCGTTGTCACGGGTTCGTATCCCTTCCGGCGTAGGGCTTCGATTGCGGATGTGAGGTTTTTGGCCATTATGGTATCGTTATCTCGTTTGTCTCCCTGTTATATTTCACATAAGTAGGAACGCCATTAACAACAAAGCCCATGTTTTGCAATGCCTCTATCCTTCTGCATGGATTCGCCACTTCTTCCCGCCATAGCTTTTTGAATCGCTCCAGGTGGTCGGGGGGCATCGGCAATATAGCCACGTCGCCAATAGTGCCGATCATGGGTTGGCTGAACCAAAGTTCTGTTTGCTTGTCAATCATATTTCCACAGTTTCGACTTCAATGCTTTTTTCTTCAGCGTATTTATGTGCAAATGCTATTGCATCATAATATTCGCCTAAAGATTTGGAGTTGCGGCAAATCCCATACGGCGGGATTACTTTTATTCCAGAAAACGCACGACCCCGAAAACCTTGATCGGATCGAATGTGGATGTATTTGCATCCCTCTATCGCTGGGTTCTCCCTTTGCCACAAATTAAACAGCCTTTCGGTTGCTGAAACAACCCCTATGTTTTTAACAACTTCCATAAAACGCGTTACAGGAAGACACGAAACAACCAATGGCGTTACGGGCGCTTGCTGAAGCAGTGGCCGGCAAAAGCAAAACAGCGGCATTGATAAAGGTATTGGAACAAAAGCGGGAAGAAAAGCCGGAAGGTAAGCGGCTGACGATATACGGACAAATTGAAAAGATGAAAGCACAGGGGGCTGAAAAGTCGCCAATGCAAAAGATTGCAAAATTAAAATAAGCAAAATGACTATAGTAGTGCGAGAAGACCATGGGTCAACCATGGCAAAAATATACTTAATTGAGTTCGATGCAACGGGTCGGGCAAAGGGGTATTATCGCCCAGGTGAATCCGGCTTTTTGCAATACGTGCAATTCACCGACAACGCGAACCCCGAAAACCCGATACCACTTTTTGAGATACCATTCTACCAAGTCGGAAACATAACAAAGGCATTCCTTCTTTTTGCTGACCAAAGCGGCATAAAAACGCCAACGGAAACTCACACGGCAGGTAAATTAGAAGCGACTGAAAGACATTTAGAAGACACCCGCAAGTGGATTGACCTGCTTTTGTCGGCACTAAAAGACCAATGAAGCAATACCAGCGCTACATAAAAAACGTACATACCGGCAAGCGCATCGCCGGGAAACTGGAAAAACTGGCAGTAGCGCGGTTTGAAAAGATGCGCGGTCGAAAGGATATATTTTTTGATGAGACGGCGGTGGATATAGTGACGATGATCATCCAGTCGTTGCGCCATACCAGCGGACATTTTCAGGGAAAGCAGTTCAATTTGTTAGACTGGCAAGCCTTCGCAATCGCGGGGCTTTTCGGTTTTAAGTGGAAAAAGACAGGGCTTCGGGTGGTCCGGACCGCATACATCGAGATCGCCAAAAAGAACGGAAAATCTGAATTCGCGGCGGCAATTGGTTTAATCGGTACGTACTTCGACGGCGAACCCGGGGCAGAATGTTTCGTTGGGGCAAACAAGTACGCTCAGGCAGCGATCACATGGGAGGCTGCCAAAGTGATGGCCAAATACCTGGCATTAGAAGACGAAGACTTTGCCGACGTGCTCAAAGTTTACGATTCGATCAACACCCGGTCACTGAAAAACAAATCGAACGGGTCCAGCTTCACCCCGCTTGGAGGTGACAGTAAGACACAGGACGGTATTAGGCCGCATATCAGCATCATTGACGAATTTCACGAAGCACCCGACCGTTCGATCTTGGAAAATATCGAATCCGGAACCGTGAACCGATTGCAGCCAATGACCGTCATCATCACAACGGCGGGTTTCAATATCAATGGCCCCTGCAAAAAGATGCGCGATTCGGGCGAAAGGATTTTGAACGGCGAAGCAGATGACGACGCCCAATTCATCCTGATTTACGCCCTTGACGACCCCGAAAAGGAATGGGAAAACCCAAAGATGTGGGGTAAAGCAAACCCATCTTTCCCGCATACACCAACGCTGGAAGGGTTGATGGGGCAGTATCGGAAGGCGAAAACGCAGGGGGCAAGTGCTGAAACCAACTTCAAAACCAAAAACCTGAACATGTGGGTACGGCAGTCGGAAGTTTGGCTACCTGATGATCTTTGGATGCAAAATCAGACCATGGTTAAAATGGAAGACTATTCCGGACGACAGGCGTTTTGTGCAATTGACCTTTCCAATAACCGGGATTTAACCGTTTGTGGCGCCCTGATTGTACCCCGACCAAAAACCGAAGAACCGTTCATTTTCTTCCCGCGCTTTTTCATACCTGAAGACAACATCGAAGAAAGGGTAAGGCGCGACCAGGTTCCCTACATGGATTGGGAGCGGGAAGGCATCATTCAAACAACCGCCGGAAACGTGACCGATCACGAACGAATATTTGAAGAAATATTGAACTTTGGGAAGGTTTTGCAGGTGGACGGCATCGGTTATGACCCCTGGCAATCTACCCAATTGGCCGTATCTTTGCAAGACTACGGTTTTGATATGTCGGAGATCCGGCAGACGCCCGGAAATTTTAACGAACCGATTGTGATGATTGAAAATTTGGTGAGCGCCGGTCGGTTGAACCATCAAGGAAATCCGGTTTTGCGCTGGAACATGGGAAACGTTGTCGTTGATGTGGACAACAACGGCCTGAAAAAGTTCTCAAAGCGCAAAAGCCGGGAAAAAATTGACGGGTTGGTAGTGCTGGGAATGTGTTTTGCAATGTATTTTCGATGGCTACGGGCGAATGATCAAAGCATTTATACGACGCAGGAAAGGGAAGAAGGATTCAGGACTTTATAAAAAAGCCCGAACGCGGGCGCGCTCAGGCAAAGGATATGCGTACTTAGTTGTCCCACAACTAATATCTGGTGCGTTGCCGAATGGCGACGCTTAGGAAGCATTTACGGCAACGCGGGGTTAGCCGCCCGCATCACATACACACATTTTTACAATGTCAGATTTCAAAACCCGCCTTGTCGAAGAAAAGGCACAACTTGATGAACGCCTTGAAAAACTTCAAGCGTTTCAAAACTCGGATGGATTTCAAAGCATCTCAGCCGTTCAACAAACGCTCCTGAATGTTCAAGCGAACGCAATGGCCACATACAGCCAAATCCTTTTGGAGCGCATTGCTTGGCTCGAACCCGTTGGGGATTCGCAAGCGTAAACCAAGCCGCTGCCGGGTATTTTATTCGGTAGCGGCTAACTGACAAATATAGTCTATTATGGGAACGGAAAAAGAAAAATTCGCACAGATGGTAAAGGTATTGGAGCAACCAGAAACCTTTTTTGGCTTGGTGATTGCGATTTCATCCGCTGAACATACAACCTACCGGGAAGCATGGGAGAAAGTCGAAAACGAGCGCCGGGAACTTGGCCTACCTCCGAAATTCTGCTCTTATGGTTCCTACCGTGTTTCCCGCTATAAATTTGAGCAATCCGGGGGCATGATACGGATAATGGACTTCCCTTCTGACGATTGTGAACCAGGATAACACCCCTACCCGCCTACTTTTGCCATCAAAGCGCAAGGGATGGCCAGTATTTTCCAAAGATTTATGGGTATTTTCTCCAATTCAGCAGCAAATGCGGAAAAGGGAAACCCATTGGAAAACCCTGCAAATGCGCTCAGTTCTGAAACTTTGGGCGCTTTGGGATCAGGAAATAGCCAGTTTCCGGTAGACGAACAAACATCTTTGGAGGTCACGTCCTTTTTCCGGGCAATCACAATCCTATCCGGCGTCATCGCCTCCCTTCCAATTTCCGTTTTCAAAATAAACAGTGACGACAGCGTAAAGAAGCGCCGGGAACATGCCATCACGCGATTGCTCAACCTGCGACCTTCCGAAAACATCACCAGGTATAACTTCTTTCAAACCGCTGTTTTGCACCTGCTCACCTTTGGCAACTTTTACGCGCTCATTGACCGATCGGCAAGGAATCAGGGGTTGGCAACCTCAATGCAGGTTTTGAACCCAATGCAAATGACGGTCAAAATCACAAAGAAAGGGAAGCCGGTATATGAGTACAAAACCGAAGCAGAAGACGGAAAGACAACCTCAACGCCTTATGCAGCGGATCGGATCATTCACATTTCTGGACTGTCCTGGGATGGGATTCGCGGCATTGGAATAGTAGATACTTTTGAAGGCATACTTGGGACGGCGCTGGCAAATCAGGGATTTATTGAGTTTTTTTATTCAAACGGAGCTTTCCCGGCTGGCACAATTGAAGTACCTCAGAAATTAACGGACGACGGTTATAAGCGGATGTCTGATAGCTGGAGGGCTTCGCACAGTGGCCCCACTAACGCAGGCAAAACCGCAATCCTTGAACAGGGCGCGAAATATACCCGCATTGGTGCAACGCCAATGGAGGCCGGGTACACCGAAACCAAAAAAAGCCTTGTTTCTGACATCGCCCGCATTACCGGCGTCCCTCAGTTCCTGCTTGAAGACCTGGACCGCGCAACATTCAATAACATCGAAGAATTATCAAAGCTGTTTGTCACATACACACTAAAACCGCTTTGTTTCAATATCGCCGCCGAACTCGCTTGGAAGCTCCTTCCTGAAAACGAAAAGGCAAATCACGAAATCCGGTTCGACTTCTCCGAAATCTTGGGCGCCGACGTAGAAAGTCAGTCTAAACTGATTGATTCCCTGATGAAATGGGGCGTCGCAAACCGGGATGAAGTACGCCGGATGCAGTCATTGCCGCCAATTGAAGACGGTAGCGGTAAGGCTTTTTATATCCCGCTGAATATGGTTGATCCAACCAAAGAACCGGAAGAAATTCAACCGCCGATACCGGCACAAAATGCAACCGATGGCAACGAAGAAGATACGCCCGCAGGGGCAAACGGGTAGTTATTTCCGGGTGATCACGGGAACGGACGCAGACAACACGCCCGAAATCCTGATTTACGGTTACATCGGGCAAGAAGATTGGTGGGACCCGGAAGCGGAAACCAACCTTACAGACATCGAGGTAGTGAAAGCTATCC